GTTATATTTATTATCTTGGCTTTGTATTTTGTTATGGCTTGGAAGTTTAGATAACTACAAATATGGAAAATAAAAAAACAATAATATTAAATGGCTTGGATGTTGTAACCAATAGAAAAATGATCAGCATTAAACTTCCTGTATGGAAGAAGTTAATTAGCTGCTCAAGACATGAAGAGATAACAATAACTAAGTTAATAGATAAGTTAATCACTAAATATATTGAGGATAATAATTACGATATAGAAAAAATATTTAATGATAACTTAGAAGTAAAACAGGATGTTCTTACTAGCTTAATTGATTATAACTTTAGTACGCAAGATCAAATAGAATATAAATAATTACTGATCTATTATATCTGGCTTGGCTTGGTTGATCTCTTCGTATTTATTATATTGAGCCTCAAGGGTCGGTGAATCTAGCCAAGAAACGACTATGTTATTAACTGTTCCTTTGTTTACCATGTCTTTGCCTTTGCTTCCGTATATGTCTGTTATTTTTTCTCCGAGCCACATTAAGAACTTTGTTTTCTCACGAAGAAACATAATTGTTTGAGGATCTGGGATGTTATCAGTTGATGAATAGATATTAATTAATTTTTCAACGAGTGTTTGAACTCCTATCTTTCTGGCTTCTTCAAATCTTTCTTTTAATTCTTTATTCTCTGGCTTTCTTAACTGACTGTAGAATGACATCAAGCTGATCTGATAAATATTGTTTGGCTTTAATAGCTCTGATACCTGAACTCCTGCGTAGATTTGCTCTATGAATGTATCTGCTAGTGTAGGATTGCTCAATAAGTTTTGGCTTGATTGTTCCGTAATAATATTGCTCGGCTTTGTTTCTGTCATTGTTAAATTGCTTTAGTTTTTGGAGAACTGTTATCCTACTTTCATCATCATAGCCAGACTTTTTGAAACCACCTTTGCCTGCTCTATCTTTAAAGCCAAATTGATCACAGTTTCCTGCACCATGGAACCTACATTTAAAAATATTTTTTCCAGACTTATCAAACTTACCTGTTGGATAACCTTTAGCAAGACATGGCTTGCCACTATGCTTAGACATACCCATACAAAATATCTTTCGGCTTGGTCTTCCTCCCATTAAAATTTATTCTTCTTCATCTCCCATGGCTTGATACCGTTAGCCTTATTATATTTAACACGAGCAACGTACCTTTCACTTCTCTGCTTACCATTGGATTGAAGAGCCTCTGTTATCTTTTGTTTAGCAATAACTTCAGGCAGTAATTTTTTTTGGCGTAGCTCTTGCTGTTTATAATCCAACACTAACTTCATATACCATTTATAAGTTGGGTTATTTAATAGATTGTTAGTATCGGCAGGGGATAGACCATTTAGAAACCTATACAATGTACTAATCAATACATCTTTATCGTTCTTATACTTGTTTATTATATCATCTACTCTTTTATCATTATCCATTTTATTATTAGAATTATTTCTATTAAGATATATATTAAAGTTATCTTTATTAATACCAGTCAGCCTGACTGCACCAATCAGTCCCCCTGACGTATCACTCATGTCCCCCTGACTGCTACCTACCATTAAAACAGGGTTAAGTTTATATAAATTAGTAGAAGAAAGACGCTTCTTTTTAAGCAATCCAAGCGACACCATTAACTTAATTCTGCGGTAAATTGTAGCCTTAGATATACCAAGAAGGCTGTGCATAAGAGCAAGACGTGGGTAGCATTCGCCTGTCTTCTGATTTGAGTACCTTAAAAGCACAACAAGTATCGCTAGGCAATCGGCTTTATTCCTACCTGCCAAGCCTAAGAATATATCGTTTTTAAATAGACTTACAGGCACTCGTATATGACTTGTGTATTTTGCCATTATTTCTTATGCTTACATGTCTTATCATGTTTCTCTTGCAACTGTATCATCTCCATAGCCCAGTCCCCCTCATAAACACCCTCTAATTCCGATTTTAAAGGCTTTAGACGCATGATCTTTAACTCTAACGAGTTCGTGTCCATAGCTGTTGGTTTATAATAGACAAGATATGCAGGAATACCTAGTTTTTCAGCGATATATTCAACAACTGTGGTATATTTATTATACTTTCCTGTATCATAGACAGTTTCAACTATTGCTAGAGGTTGCCAACAAGGTTTGTTGATACAAATAGATACTTGATCCACATCAATATAACCTGCTCCAGAAATATTGTTACGAAACCACTCTGAATAGTAATCTCCAAACCCACCTACGAAATAATTATATCTAGCCATTAATTTTTAATCTTATAATAAAAACTATCGTCATCACTTGTAGACCAGCTATCTGTTTCAACACTTGGATAATCCATATTAGTTTTATAATCTGGTATCTGATCTTTGACTGTAAAGTTAGGAAGATTAAATAATATTTTATTGTTTGGCATGAGTGCATAATTACCTTGCCACTTATCCCCTTTGTTTAATTCTAATATATGATGATGCTTATGTTCTGCACTTACTTCACTATAAGTTATGTTTAATAAGTTCATATCAGGTTGAGCATAGTCAATACTAAATAGATAGTTAGCTCTATGTAATTTATTATTGCGATCAATAAACTTACACTGTGCTGTGGCTAGAGCATTGTACTCAATAACATTAGCGTAATAAGATAAGCAATCCCAATACACAGTTTGTTTTAATTCTAAATCAACTACATCTTTTCTATTGTATTGATCAGAAAAAAAAGCTGTGATTGGTAGCCTTGCATAGTTAGCACCATTTGGCAGCATGATATTAAACAATGGAGTTCTACCCTCTAAGGTAGTTATACTATGGATAAGACATACCTCTTCTTCTCCAATATGTTTTTCTTTATTGTATAAATATTCTAATCTAACTTTGGCTTTCCATACTGGAATGTTATGATTAAGAAATGACATTGGCTCTTGCTTTCATTAGTTCCATATTAAGAACTTGCACTTCTTCATTAAGCCTATCTATTTCTTTTTTAAGTAAGACAATCTTATCCTCATACATCTCAACGACTATCTCCACTGTTAGTTCTTGATCAATCATTTCATCCTTTCAAAATATTCAAGCAGTTTAGTTATATCCATATTTGGTTTTAAACCTTTATTAAAAGGTGCTGGTATTTTATTATATATTTTAAGCGTATCACTTTTTACTTTTAATATTTTTAAAAGCATCTTTCTTTTATCAATCATTTAGTTCTCCAATTTTTTAATAGATAAAATTACTCCACGAGGAATTACAACGCAATCTCCTACGTCTAGACTGTCTTTATTAAAACTATATGTTGCAAAAGTTTTTACCCAATCTTTATTCTCTTCATAAAGATAACCTATTGTAGTACACATAGCAGGAACTAAGTCTTTTAAATCTTCCTCAGTATTCCATGCGTTGTCGCAACTGTTTATATCCAGCCAACTTATAATAACTTTATCAAAGTTTATGGGTTTCATACCAGCTTTCATAAAAATCATTAGGAGTTACCCCTGTTAGTTTTGTAATTTGCTTCATAAACTTCGGATGCGGAATACGCTGACAGTTCTTCCAACGCAACAAGGTTACTGTTGGGTTAGTTCCTGTTAATCCTAATTTTTTAGCCATATCTTTATTGCTTAACTTTTCTTCTTCTTGGCGTTGTGTTAGTTTGTGTTTCATTTAGTTTTCCTTTTTATTCTATTACCAAAGCAATCAAACATTCTGTGATACCTCTTTAATAATTTATTTAATTGTGATTTATTCTTATTCATATTTACCTCTCTGTTTTAAACCCTTATAAACCAATGTGGTTTCATGTCAATTATTATTATTGACATAAAGGTTATTAAGACTAATGTAAGTTAAAAAATGAAAGGCGTAAAATGGTTATTGATTTAACAAAGAACAATTCTATAGCAGCTATAAAAAATATTGATGAGGATTTGGCACTCTCTTATTATTCTAAACTAGGTTTGGACCACAGTTCTCCATCACAAGAAAATTTATTAGATTCAGATTGGTTGGTTAGATACTGCCACTTCACACAAGAAGATAGAAGACTAATGAACATCTCTTATCGTATGACTGCTGGTGTATCTATTGGTAGAGCATCACAAAAGTTCTTATCTAAATATATGTACGATGCTGAGAAGAAAATTCTTAATGAGAAAAAAGATTTAGATACTATCATCAAAGAAGAAATAAATGAGTATGATAAATATCAAGCACACAACGAAGAAGATAAAATACAACACGAAGATACTAAAAATTATTTAACAGATATGATTAAGATAACAGTAAAAGCTGTTAATGATATTGGTTTAGGTGATGAGTCTGCCAGTGAAAGATATTGCTCACATAAATTTAAAGAATTAGTTTTACCAAAGATTGGTAGAATAGATTACGAAGATAATAAAAATAAATTTATAGAATTAAAAACTAAACATAGATCAAAAAGAAAGTCAGATACTAAAGCAGGTTTTAGTTGGATCAAAGGTTATCTTCCTAAACAACCTGATGTTAATCACGTTAAGCAATGTGCTTTCTATTGGAAGGCTACTGGTAAAACTCCTCACTTGCTTTATGTTAATCAAGATAGCTACAATGTATTTACTCCTG